CCAGCTGCTGATCTCGCCTTTTTGAACGCTCCGTAGAGCTGATCCTTGTTGAGCCAGTCGTCGCCGTAGAGGCGGTCGTTGGTCAAACGGCGATTGATGATAGTGATGAGCTTGGGGTGCAGGGGCACGAAGCGGTCATCACCTTTGGAGTCAACGACATGGAGGCCGTTGTCCTGTACATGCTCGGCCCGAAGGCTAAGCAGTTCGTCCTGTCTAAGGCCGGTGTAAGCGGCTGTAAGGACGGCGTCGGCCAGGTTGGGAGCGCAGTGCTCCAGGAGCTGCTCGACCTCTTCACGGGTGAAGTGGGGGCGTCTCTTGGCCTTGAGTTTCGGACGGCTGAACTCAGGGACGGTCACGTCATGCAGCCCAGCCTTCCGGGTGAAGTTAACTGCATGGGTGGCCACCGCCAGAACCTTGTGGATCGTGGAGGGGGCAAGTCCCTGGTCTTGTAGATGTGACACCAGCTCAGTCCACCAGGCACCTCGGGCGAGGTCGGTGATTGGCCGGCCGACACCCTTGATGTTCTTGTAGTTGATCTGGGTGGTGCCAGCCGATGCGAGCCGTTTCCAGTGATGCTGGAAGGTGTAGCGGTAGCAGTCGGCGAAGGTGAGCATTAGTCCTCGGGGTGAATGGCTTCGTCTCCGTAGTGGAAGTGTTGCTCGAGACGCTCGATGAGCTTAACGAGTACACGTCCTCCTTCGACGTCGTGATTAGCATACCACTCGAGGCGTTGGTAGAGGTCGGCGTTTTCGGGATACCGCATCAGGAGAAGAAGTAGAGGGACTGGTTGACGCTGTCGATGTCGAGCGTGTTCTTGATCAGGTCGTCAGGGAGCTCAACGCCCACCTGGTCGGCCCAGTCTTGCATCACGTCGGCTTTGTACATCTCGGCAAAGTGAAGCCGGATGTCGGAGCCCATCTGATCCATGTCGCAGGATCGGCCCAGCACACAGTCGTGAATGACCGTGAAGGGTTGATCCCAAAACGCGAAGGTCAGGTGGAGCAGCGAGGCGTCGTTGCTGTGGACCACGTTGGGAGCGAGGGCGCTCTTGTGGTGATCGCGGTCAGGTTCGTCGGTGAACCCGTCGCCCACCTGCAGTTTGATCCGCGCGCCGCCCATGATGCGGGTCTTGACCTCGTAGGTCTTGGACTTTTTGAGGTCCTGGTTGACCACGAAGCCTGAGGGCGTGGTCCATGTGATGGTGGACTTGCCGCTGTCGATGATCTGACCAGCTGAGCGCTTGAGCCAGGCCATGACCTGCACGGGGCCGGGGATCACTTCAGGGATCGCCTCGTTGAAGATTGCCTTGACAATGCCGTTGAGCACGCCAGGAGATCTGAGGTCCTCCTTGTGGCCATCCTTGACCAGCTGGTCGCGGATGTAGCCCCGGGCTGATGACATGGTCACGCCGTAGGGCGTGCACATGACGGGCCGTTTGGTGACCTTGCGGTTGATCCACTCGTGCTGTTCCTCGGGGAGGTGCTTGAGGGATGCATGGGCCACGGTCTTGTAAGCATCGGCCGGTTTATCGGTCGGTGTTACGTTCACGAGGGCAGCTGTGCGTCCGCAACGGGTCATAGCGGCGAGATGCTGAAGCCCCGAGCACGTCGCGTCGATCCCGATTGGGAGGCCGCTGGTCTGCTTGGTGCCGTCGATCACGCAGGCCTTGTACTCGAGGCAGGCAGCCAGGAAGCACCAGGGCTCGTCGGCGTCGTGCCACTCGGTGTGGCGGACGGGGTCGGAGGCGATGTGATCGATTAGGTCGTGGTTGTCCCGTGCCCATTGGACCCGGTTGGTCATGGTCTCCTTGTCGAGGCCGTAGGTGGTCGCGACGTGGAATGACAACCACCACTCGTTGACAGGACCCTCCTCAGCGAAGTAGAGGAGCGCCTTGTCGAAGTCAGTCCCCTGCGGGTTGAGGGCTGTGTTCAGGAAGTAAACACGGCCGCGATAGTCGAAGCTGGCGGGCATCCAGAAGGAAGCCTCGTCGGCGTACTTGCGGGCCACATACATGACCTCGGTCGTGCGCCAGTTCTTCTGACTGATCTGTGCGTTGAAGTCCTCGGCCTCACGTCGTGCCCGTTTGTAGGCTGTGAGTTGGTCCTCTGTGCAGTCCTCACCCGGTGAT